ATAGTGGATGGGTGGACTTATTAAAAAGTTTGCTTATTACCGTCTATGTAGCCTACTTCGGTTCAAGGGGAGCAGAGAAATTTAAATCAATCCAAAAAAATGGCTCGTAATACAGTTTACGCTTATATAGAAAGACCTAAGAAAAAAAGACCTGGTGTTCATAGTAAAAACGCCAGTCGAAGTCAAACAGCTTACAAGAAAAAATATAGAGGTCAAGGCAGGTAATTTATTTATATCTTTGTATAAATTAAATTTAATCTAATGGACATTAGAAAGATATCTATAGGACCTAACTATAAATCTGACGCTATGCACTATATTGTAGGTCAAGAGATATTAGGAGGAAAGTATGTCATACATCTTATACAGCATGTAGAGCAAACAAACAGTATTAAAATTTGGATACAACAAAATGATGAGATTCTTTTGTGGAAAGAGTTTAACTCTAATATGCCCGTCTCAGTAGAATATAATATTAATTTTTGATGAAGTCGCCTTTTTACTTTATTGTAAAGCCTAAAGAAAATAAAAGATATGTAAATACTAAAAACATATCTGGTGTTGATTTGGTTACTAGCACATCAGAAGAAAACCACAAAGCATCTAACAGAGAAGGAATAGTGGTGTCTACCCCTATTGGTTATACTGGCAAAATCAAAGAGGGAGACACATTACTTGTACACCATAATGTATTTAAATATTACAATGATATGAAAGGAAGACAAAAAAGTGGCAAAAGTTTTTTTAAAGACAATTTGTTTTTTATAGAACAAGATCAGTTTTTTATGTATAAACAAGATGGAGAGTGGTTTTGTCATGACAGATATTGTTTTGTAAAACCAGTGCCAGTTGAAAAATCTTTTATATCAAAGCTTGGGACAGAAGAACCTTTAGTGGCTGTTATGAAATATTCAAATAATTATTTAAATTCAAAGGGCGTAAAGGCAGGTGATAAAGTAATATTTAAACCAGAAAGCGAGTATGAATTTATAGTAGACAATGAAAAATTATATAGAATGTACGATCATCAAATAACAATCAAAGTATGAAATCAGAAGATTTAAAAAAAGAAATCATTCATGCAGGCAGAAGAGCTGTGGAGCAGTTAATAAAAGTAGCCAAAGAAGATATTATTAAACCAGACCCTGATGACGAATTGGCAGCAGATAGACTGAAAAATGCAGCGGCTACAAAAAAGCTAGCAATATTTGATGCTTTTGAAATTTTAAGTAAAATAGACTCCGAAGAAGAGGTTATAAATTCTGGTGATAGTGTAAGTCAAACAAATACAAAACAAGGTTTTGCAGAAAGAAGGTCAAAATAAACTTTATCATTTAATAGATAGCTATGTTCCAAAAGGTGTTATGAAAAAAAAGAACACTGCAAAAACTTGGATATATGGTTATAATGAAAAATATGATATGGTTGTTATATCAAGATCGGGAAAGATTGGTGATATAATTAATATAAATGGATTAGCCATTGCGCTTCCAGAAAAACCAAAGCAAGTATTTTCTAGAAATGAAAAAAAAGAATTACAATATTGGGAAAGAATTGAAATACCAAAAGAGCTAAACAGAATCAGTTCTATATTTCAATGGAACGAAAGGCCACCAGCTTTCAAAAACAAATGGATTGATTACATAGAACAAGAATTTGATAAAAGAGAGTTAGGCTATTGGTTTTATAACAACGGTAAACCAACATACATAACAGGCTCTCATTATATGTATTTACAGTGGACTAGTATAGATGTTGGATATCCAGATTTCAGAGAGGCTAATAGAATATTTTTCTTATACTGGGAAGCTTGTAAAGCAGATAAAAGATGTTTTGGTTTAGACTATTTAAAAATTAGAAGATCTGGGTTTTCATTTATGGGTTCTTCAGAATGTGTAAATACAGGAACACTTGCTAAAGATTCCAGGGTAGGTATATTGTCTAAAACAGGTTCTGATGCTAAAAAAATGTTTACAGATAAAGTTGTACCCATAGCTAACAGACTTCCATTTTTTTTCAAACCTATTCAAGATGGTATGGATAAACCTAAAACAGAACTTGCTTTTAGAGTTCCAGCAGCTAAAATAACAAAGAAGAATATGTATGATGAAGTAGATGAAGAGCTCACGGGTCTTGATACTACCATTGACTGGAAAAATACAGATGACAACTCTTATGATGGAGAAAAACTTTTACTGCTTGTTCATGATGAATCGGGTAAATGGATAAAACCAAATAACATACAGAACAACTGGAGGGTAACTAAAACTTGTTTGAGACTAGGAAGTAAAATTATAGGTAAGTGTATGATGGGTTCAACCTCGAATGCTTTGAGTAAAGGTGGTGAAAATTTCAAAAAACTTTACGAGGATTCTAATATAATGAACAGAAATGCAAACGGTCAAACCAAATCAGGTTTATATTCTTTGTTTATTCCAATGGAATGGAATATGGAAGGTTTTATAGATGTGTATGGTATGCCTGTTTTTTATACACCTGATAAACCTGTAAGAGGCGTGGATGGTGAATGGATTACTTTAGGAGCTATTGATTATTGGAAAGCAGAAGTTGACTCTTTGAAAAAAGATGCTGATGCTTTAAATGAGTTTTATAGACAGTTCCCAAGAAGTGAATCACACGCATTTAGAGATGAAAGCAAAAGCTCTCTTTTCAACCTTACAAAAATATATCAGCAAATAGATTACAATGACTCTTTAATTATGGAACACCATATAACAAGAGGAAGATTTTACTGGAAAGATGGTGTTAAAGACTCTGAGGTTGTGTGGACTCCTGATTCCCGAGGTAGATTTAAAGTTTCCTGGACACCCAACAAAGGTTTGACAAATAAAAAAATACAAAAACATGGAGTCTATTTTCCCATAAACGAACATATTGGAGCATTTGGTTGCGATAGTTATGATATTTCTGGTACAGTTGGAGGAGGAGGATCTAATGGAGCTCTTCATGGATTGACTAAATATAATATGGAAGAAGCTCCTAGCAATGAGTTTTTTTTAGAATATGTTGCTCGACCACAAACAGCAGAAATATTTTTTGAAGAAGTTCTAATGGCTTGTGTTTTTTATGGTATGCCAATTCTTGTTGAAAACAATAAACCTAGATTATTGTATCATTTCAAAAATAGAGGATACAGAGGTTTTTGTATGAATAGACCAGATAAACATTATAATAAATTATCTAAAACTGAAAAAGAGTTAGGTGGTATACCTAATACAAGTGAAGATGTCAAACAGTCTCATGCTGCGGCTATTGAGTCATATATAGAAAAATATGTGGGTATTGACTTAGATTCCACATACAGACCTATAGATGAAATGGGGTCTATGTATTTTACAAGAACATTAGAGGATTGGGCTAGGTTTGATATAAGCAGCAGGACTAAATTTGATGCAAGTATTAGTTCTGGACTGGCAATAATGGCTAACCAAAAAAATGTTTATTTGCCTCAGAAAAAACAATCAAAAATAAGTCTTAACTTTGCAACATATAATAATAGAGGAACTATAAGTGAATTAATTAGATGAAAGAAGTTACAATAAATATTTCATCTGTTGGATTTCCAAGTCAATTTGTTTCTGATGCAGAAAAAGAAACTTTTGAATTTGGATTACAAATAGGACAAGCTATTCAATACGAATGGTTTAGAAAAGATTCCAACGGATGTAGATACTATAGTCAGTGGAGGGATTTTAACAGGTTACGTCTTTATGCAAGAGGCGAACAATCAATTGCAAAATATAAAAATGAATTAGCTGTAGACGGAGATTTGTCTTACTTAAATTTAGATTGGACACCAGTCCCAATAATACCTAAGTTTGTAGATATTGTTGTAAATGGTATGTCCGACAGGTTGTTCAAAGTAAAAGCATACGCTCAAGATGCATTAAGTCAATCTAAAAGGAGTAAATACCAAGATATGATTGAGGGCCAGATGGCAGCCAAAGATGTTTTAGAAGTAGTGCAGAAAAATACAGGATTCGATCCTTTTATCATGAATCCTGATGAACTACCTGCAAGCGATGAAGAATTGTCTTTGTACATGAATTTAAATTATAAACCTGCTATTGAGATTGCTGAAGAAGAAGCTATCAATACAATGTTTGAAGAAAATCATTACAACGATATAAGGAAGAGATTAGATTATGATATTATGGTTACTGGAATGGCGGTAGCTAAACATGAGTTTTTACCAGGTTCAGGTGTAGATGTATCTTATGTAGACCCAGCTAACGTGGTTTATAGTTATACGGAAGATCCTCACTTTAAAGATTGTTTTTACTGGGGTGAAATCAAAACAGTCCCTATTACAGAATTAAATAAAATAGACCCAACACTTACAAGAGAAGATTTAGATCAAATTTCTAAATATTCTCAAAGCTGGTATAATTACTTCAATGTTGCTCAGTTTTATGAAAATGATATTTTTTACAGAGATACTTGTACGCTTCTTTACTTTAATTATAAAACCACAAAAAAAATGGTTTATAAGAAAAAAGTAAATGATAATGGAAATATTAGAATGATTGAAAAGGACGACAGTTTTAATCCTCCAGAAGAAATGATGGAAGAGGGTAATTTTGAAAAAGTAGAAAAAACAATTGATGTATGGTATGATGGTGTTATGGTAATGGGAACTAATATTGTTTTAAAATGGGAGCTAGCTAAAAATATGGTAAGACCTAAGTCTTCATCTCAGCACGCTATACCTAATTACGTAGCCGTTGCTCCTAGAATGTACAAAGGAGTTATTGAATCATTAGTTAGAAGAATGATTCCTTATGCTGATTTAATTCAAGTAACACACTTGAAACTCCAACAAGTCATAGCAAGAACAGTACCCGATGGTGTATATATAGACGCCGATGGTTTAAACGAAGTGGATTTAGGAACAGGATCTTCATACAATCCTGAAGACGCACTGAGACTATACTTTCAGACAGGTAGTGTTATAGGGAGAAGTTATACTCAAGAAGGCGACTTTAATCAAGGTAAAATACCCATACAACAGCTTACAAGCAATTCGGGAGCTTCTAAGGCACAAATGCTTATAGGTAACCTTAACCACTACTTAGACATGATTCGTGCTGTAACAGGCTTAAATGAAGCGAGAGACGGTACTATAGCAAATTCGGACGCTTTAGTAGGAGTACAAAAATTAGCAGCATTAAGTTCTAATACCGCTACTCGCCATATATTAGACGGAAGTCTTTACATATATCGTACGTTAGCAGAAGCGCTAACTTATAGAGTAGCGGATATATTAGAATATTCAGACTTTAAAGAAGATTTTATAAATAAGATTGGAAAATATAATGTGAGTATACTAGGAGAAATATCTGATCTTTATATTTATGACTTTGGTATTTTTATAGAACTATCTCCAGATGAAGAACAAAAAGCTATGCTTGAGCAAAATATTCAAATGGCTTTATCTAAAGGTGATATTAACTTAGAGGACGCAATAGATATTAGAGAGATTAAAAATTTAAAGTTAGCCAACCAACTTTTAAAAGTGAAACGTAAAGCTAAAGAAGAGCAAGACCAACAAAAAGAAATGCAAAAGCAAGCTATGATATCACAACAGCAATTAAAGTCTCAAGAACTTGCTGCACAGGTAGCAATGAAAAAAATAGAAATGGAGACTCAAGCTAAAATGCAATATAGACAAGCAGATATAGCTTTTGAAATAGAAAAACAAAAAGCAGAGGCTCAACTCAAATCTCAGTTAATGCAACAAGAGTTTCAGTATAATATGCAAATTCAAGGAATGACGCAATCTCAACTATCACAACGAGAAGCAGATAAAGAAAAAGCTAAGAGTGATAGAATTAGTCAACAAAACACAGAACAATCTAAATTGATTACTCAAAGAAAGAATAATCTTCCTCCACAGAACTTTGAATCTAACGAGGATACATTAGATGGTTTTGATTTAGCAGAGTTTGAACCAAGATAATGTGTTTAAATTTTGCGTAACTTTGCAAATAAATTAAATTAAATTAAATGGATATAAAAGTAAGAGAGGTTACGACTGAAGAAAAGTCGTCTCAACAAATAGAACAAGAGTTACTTGATAAGCACGAAGAAACTCAAAATACAACTCAAGAGGATGCACAGCCTCAAGAAGTTGAAGTAAAAGAAGAAACTAAAGAAGTTGAAAATGTACAAGAAGAAGAAAAAGAAGAAATAAAGGAAGAGACAGAGTCTCCTCCAGTAGAAGAGCAGCCACCTGTAAATAAAGAGTTGGCTGAAGATGAAGTTCTTTCATATATTGGAAAAAGATATGGTAAAGAAGTTAATTCTATTGATGAATTAATCAGCAACAGAGAAGAGGCAGACCCTCTTCCAGAAGACGTTGCAGCTTACCTTAAATATAAAAAAGAAACTGGACGTGGTTTTGGTGACTTTGCAAAATTGCAAAAAGATTACACTGATTTAAGTCCAGATGCTTTGCTTCGTGAATATTATTCTATAACAGAAGAAGGTTTAGATGCAGAAGACATAGAGTCAATAATGGAGGATTTTGTGTATGATGAAGAAATACATGAGCCCGTTGAGATTAAAAAAATAAAACTAGCAAAGAAAAAAGAAATTGCTAAAGCTAAAAAGTTTCTTAAACAACAGCAAGAGTTATACAAACAGCCTCTTGAGTCAAGAGAAAGTTCTGCCAATGTTGTTAACGAAGAAATAATTCAGTATAGGCAATATATTGAGAGTGCTAAAGCTCAAGAGGATGAAGCTAACCAAAAAAGACAATGGTTTAGCAAAAAAAGTGATGAAGTATTCAGTCCTGAGTTTAAAGGTTTTAAATTCAAAATAGGAGAATCAAATATCGTTTATAATCCAGGTAGTGCCTCTGATCTTAAAAAAGCTCAGGAAACACCTATGAATTTTGTAAATAAATTTTTAGATGCTAATGGGTATTTAAAAGATGCAGAAGGATACCACCGCTCTTTAGCAATAGCTATGAATCCTGAAAAATTTGCTCAGTTTTTTTATGAACAAGGCAAATCACAGGCTACAGATGAAGTAATGCGTAAAACCAAAAACGTAAGTATGGATGAACGCAGCGCTCCAGAAGTTTCTGTTAAATCAGGTTTTCAAGTTAAATCTGTTTCTCAGCCATCAAGCCGAGGACTTAGAATTAAGAGTATTAAAAAAACGTAATAATAATTTAAAATAATATAAAATGGCAGGACAAGTAAAAGCGACACCAACGTTCGCTCTAACTCCGAGTTCGGAAAGAACTCCAACCTCAGAAAACTATATTGTAAATTTTGATTTCTTAAATCAGTATCTACCTGATACTTATGAAAAAGAATTTGAAAGATACGGTAATAGAACGATTTCATCATTTTTAAGAATGGTGGGAGCGGAGATGCCTACAAATTCAGACCTTATTAAATGGGCTGAGCAAGGTAGGTTACACACAAAATATACTCAAGTTGGATCTGGTGGAAACGCTGGTGATGACCAAGTAGTATTCCAAGTAAATGATGCTTTAGACCCTACAAATGCGGAGCAAGTAATCAGAGTAGGACAAACAGTTATGATTGTTCAAAACGATGGTTCAGGTTCTAACAAAGCAGTAGTAAGTGCAGTAAACAATGCCGGTGGTGGTAGAGGACAGTTCACAGCTGACTTTTACGAAGCAGGTGGTTTAGTAACAGCAGGTACTGGTGCAGCAAACTCAGATGTAACAGTATTCATTTACGGTTCAGAATTTAAAAAAGGAACAGCAGGTATGGTAGGTTCACTAGAATCTAACGACTTCATCTTTGATAACAAGCCTATTATCATAAAAGATACTTACAACGTATCTGGTTCTGATATGGCTCAAATCGGTTGGATTGAAATTACAACAGAAGATGGTGCGACAGGATACCTATGGTACTTAAAATCTGAGCACGAAACAAGATTAAGATTCGATGACTATTTAGAAACAGCTATGATTGAAGCTGTACCAGCTGAGCAAAACTCTGGTGCTGCTGCTATCTTAGGTAGCTCAGGTGGTGCTGCTAACCCAGGTGCTGGGTCAGACGGTATCTTCTTTGCAGTTGCAAATAGAGGAAACATCTGGGATGGTGGTAACCCAACTACCCTAGCAGATTTCGATTCTATCATTAGTAGACTAGACAAACAAGGAGCTATTGAAGAAAATGTAATTTTCGCAAACAGACAATTCATTTTTGATATGGACGATATGTTAGCTGCTCAAAACTCTTACGGAGCGGGTGGTACTTCTTACGGTCTATTTGACAATGACGAAGAAATGGCATTGAACTTAGGATTCTCTGGATTTAGAAGAGGATACGATTTCTATAAGACTGATTGGAAATACTTAAACGACCCTACAATGAGAGGTGGTTTACCATCAGGTGCAGGTTCAGGTAAAATCAATGGACTATTAGTTCCAGCTGGTTCTACAAGTGTTTATGACCAAATTCTTGGTAAAAATGCTAAGAGACCTTTCTTACATGTAAGATATAGAGCTTCTGAAACAGAAGACAGAAGATATAAGACGTGGATTACTGGTTCTGCTGGTGGTGCTGCGACTAATGATATCGATAACATGCAAGTAAACTTCTTGAGTGAGAGAGCTGTATGTACTTTAGGTGCAAACAACTTCTTCTTATTCCAAGATTAATAATTAATTCAAAGGGGTACATAATTGTGCCCCTTTTTTAAATTTAAATTAAATTAAATCAAATGAAAAAAGAAAAGAAAAGTCCACAAGTGGACACAGTAATTCAAACACCCAAAAAGTCTACTCCTAAATTTGTAGACAAAAGCTATAAACTTACCAGAGAAATTGCACCATTATCTTTGATATTGGCATCAAGGCATACTACAAGATATCCTCTATTGCACTTTGATGAAAAAACTGGTATGAATAGACCATTAAGATATGCACGTAATCAAAACTCACCTTTTCAAGATGAGCAAGATGATAATGCAATTGTTGAGCCTATAGTTTTTGAAGACGGATTTTTGTTCGTTCCAAAAAACAATCAAATATTACAGAAGTTTCTATCGCTTCATCCAGGCAACGGAAAAACTTTTGTTGAAATAAATAAAGCAAAAGAGGCTGCTGAAATAGTTGAAGACTTAAACTTAGAAGTTGATGCTTTAATAGAAGCAAGACAACTTACGGTTGAGCAGGTAGAAAATGTTTCAAGAGTTCTGTTTCAAAAGGATGTATCAAAAGTTACTACCTCAGAGCTTAGAAGAGATATCTTAATATTTGCAAAACAAGACCCAGCAGGTTTTATGAAACTTTTAAAAGACCCTACTCTTAAATTTACAGCTATGATTCAAAATATTTTAGATAAAGGTTTGATACAAATGAGAAATCAAAAACGTGAGGTATGGTTTAACACACCTTCAAATAAAAAGAAAATGTGTAATATACCCTACGGTGAAGACCCATTGTTTATTATATCATCTTATTTTCAAAGTGACGAGGGTTTAGAGTCTTATAAGCATCTAAAAGCGTTAGCAAAAAATTCGTAACTTTGCTTTTTGTTTAACCCATAAAATTTTTAACATGGCAAAATATATAACTTTAGATACAGCAAGTGACGGTAATGTACACGTTAACACAGATCAAGTTCTTTATGTAGAGACAGCAAGCTCTACTGCAGGAGATATTTTTCTGGCTAATGGTACACACAAATTAACGGTAACTGGAACTGGACTGACTTCAGGTTTTGCTGAGAATGTAAATGCAGCGCTTGTAAAAGCAGCAGAAACTTCTTGGACAAACGCAGCAGTACCAGTATCGAAAGATGGCGGACTAGTATTTACTAGTATTGCAATTGGAACAATATAATCCTTCCTTTACTATCGACAGCGAGAAAGCACCCAAATCCAGGGTGCTTTTTTATTTTGTGTATCTTTGTAAAAAGATTTTCAAATGATTAATTCTGTAAGAAACACAGTGCTTGCAATTATTAATAAAAATAATTATGGGTATATATCTCCTAATGATTTTAATTTGTTTGCTAAACAAGCACAATTAGATTTGTTTGATGAATATTTTTATAATTATAATCAACAAATAAACGAAGAAAATGCAAGGCTTTCGGGTACAGGTTATGCTAATATAAAATTAGGATATGAAGAAGTTATTGATACGTTTTCTGTGACAGCTTTTTTAACACAAAAAACACTTGGTACTAGCACTTATTTCCTACCCTCAGAATCCACTACTGGATCAGATTATTATTTGCTTAATAAAGTTTTATGTTATTCAGCGGGTAATTTATTAGGTCAAGCAGAAAAAGTTACTCATAATAAAATTACTCTTTTAAACACTTCTTTACTGACAACACCTAATACATCTTTTCCTGCTTATACTCAAGAAGGAAACTCAATAACAATATTTCCTGAAACAATAAATTCAGGGTCTGATGTGCAGGCTCAATATATAAGATATCCAAAAGATCCTAAATGGACCTATATTACATTATATAATGGTGAGCCAATGTTTGACCAGACAGCAGCTGACTATCAGGATTTTGAACTACCAATAGATGATACAAACGATTTAGTTGCTAAAATATTGCAATATGCTGGAGTATCTATAAGAGAAGCAGATGTGGTGCAATATGGTTTAACAGACGAACAGAACTTAGATAATCAAAAATAATTATGGCTTATATAAATCAAAAAAAATATTATACAAATGATGGCGTAAATCCCACAAATGCAAACTTTGGTAGTTATCAATATGTTTCATTAAATGATGTAGTAAAAAACTTTTTATTAATGTATCAGGGTAATCACGCACTAGTAAACAATGTAAACAGATTTAAAATTTTGTTTTTTGCAAAAAGAGGAATTCAAGAGTTAAATTATGATGCATTAAATGAATTAAAATCTTTAGAATTAAAAATTTATGATGACTTAAAATTTGTTTTACCTTCAGATTATGTAAACTGGGTAAAGCTATCCTTATTTAAAGATAACGTTATCAGAGATTTAGTAGAAAATATTCAAGTTCAATCAGCAACTCAGTATGTTCAATCTGCATCATCTACATTCACTTATGATAGCAGTAACAATGTTAACACACAGACATCTGACCTGGATACCGCCAGAACAAACGGACAATTGAAAAGTATTTATTTAAATGATATTAGAGAAGAAGCCGTAAATCCAGGTTGTAATGATTGCGAAGACGATATATATGAATCTAGAATTGGAGCTAGATATGGTTTGAATACAGAAACAGCTAATTTCAATCCAACATTTACAATTGATAAAGCTAACGGAGTTATTAACTTTGATTCAACAATGGCAAACCAACAATGTATTTTACAATACATATCAGATGGAATGGAAAATGGAAATGATGCAAACATTAAGGTTAATAAATTATTTGAAGATTATTTATACGCATATATCAAATATTCCCTTTTAAATAATAAATTTGGTGTTCAAGAATATATTGTTAATAGAGCAAAAAGAGATAAACAGGCGTTGTATAGAAATGCCAAAATAAGACTTAGCAACATTCACCCAAGTAGACTATTGATGAACATAAGAGGTGAAAACAAGTGGATAAAATAAAATGGCAAACGTTCAAAGAAATTTTATAGCAGGCCGTATGAATAAAAGCCTTGATGAAAGGCTTATTCCTAATGGTGAATATACTAATGCTTTGAATGTTAGATTAGGGTCAACTGAACAGTCAGAAGTAGGTTCGGTAGAAAATTCCAAAGGTAATTCCATTTTAACTCAATTAGCTTATATCAATGGTGTTCTACTTAGTGATTCCGCAAAATGTATAGGTGCATTTGATGATAGTGCTAGAGCAACAATATATTGGTTTGTACATGACCCTGCTTTTACTAATGGAAACACAGGCAAGTTAGACCTTATTGTTTCTTTTAATGTAGAAACCGGAGGAGTCAATTATCATGTAATTAGTATAGATAATGGGTTTAGTCAATCGACAACCTTAAATTTTAATCCTGAGTTTTTAATTACTGGTATTGACAAAATAGATGATTTGTTATTCTTTACAGATAATTTTAATCCTCCTAGAGTTATTAACATAAACAGAAATTATGCAAACCCTGTAAACAATATAGACCAGTTTGATTCAAGGGAAATACAAGTAGTAAAACAACCACCTTTAAGCGCTCCTACTGTTCAGTTAATTAAAGCAAATAATGAAGATACTTACTTAACAGAAAATTTTATTTGTTTTGCTTATAGATATAAGTATAGCAATGATGAATATTCAGCGCCCTCTCAATTTAGTGAACCAGCTTTTTTACCTAGTGGATTTGCTTTTTCGCCTGCTACTTTTGCTAATAATGGGATGCTTAATTCATTTAATGCAGCCATAGTTAGATATAATTCTGGTGGTAAACTTGTCAAGGGTATAGACATATTATTTAAAGAGGCAAATGACCCTACAATTAAAGTTATACAGAGATTAGACAAAGCGCAAAATTCAATACCAGATAATAGCTCAAATGAACAAATTACTTTTGATGCAGCTCAAATATTTTCTATTTTACCAGAAGCAGAAATATTAAGATTATTTGACAATGTTCCTACATTAGCTAAAGCTCAAACTTTGATGGCTAATAGATTGGTTTATGGTAATTATGTTGAGGGTTATGATTTAGTTGATGTTCAAAACAAAAAAGTTAATCTTGATTTCGTGGCTACTGGTGCTAGTGAAGGATTAGGAGAAAGTATTGTTCCTATTACTATAGACCAGGGGATAAGATATGAAGCTTTTGGTGATAGTAGAGATATTGCCGACACTAAATTAATTTTAGATTTTAATAATTTAACAAGTGATTTTGTTGTAGGAGCACAAATTAGTATAGATTTTACATTTATTCACAGTCAATTTTTTGGTAGTCCAACCACAACAGGAACAACACCTAGTACAAGCATCGGATTTACTTATATTTTGTCTCAAGATTTTACAGCTTCAAGTGACCCATTAGGTGATTTAATTGCTTCAGCTGATTTCAAGGCAAAATTGGGATCAATACAAGCAGATATTCAAACTGTTGCTAATGCTCAGGCGGGTACAGGAATTACATTAACAGATTTATTTAATAACAGTTTATCATCAACGCTTACCACACCCACTTATGATTTGCAACAAACAGGTATAACAAATGCCACAGCTGCTTTACCCAGTAAAGGAGAACCTTTACTTATATTACAAGACACAACTAATACTAATGCTTTAACAATACAAATATTAGCAGCTCAATATTTAGAGAATGGAGGTTCTAATACTTTTATAGAATATTACAAATTCACATCTGCAAATGTTTCAATCAGAAGAATTGGAAACACATCTAGCTTACACAGTAATAGGGGATATGAAGTTGGTATAATTTACATGGATTCTTTTAACAGAGCATCTACGGCGTTAGTAAGTAAACTGAATACTGTTAATTTTCCTTGCTCAACATCTGCGACTAAGAATACAATAAACGTAAGTATACCAGCAAGTCAAAGAGCGCCCAGTTTTGCTACCAGATATAAGTTTTGTATAAAAGCAGATAAAGATACCTATGACACTATTTATACCTCCTTATATTTTCAAGACCCCAACTCCAATGAAGTTTTCTTTTTGTTACAAGGTGATAATATAAAAAAAGTAAACATAGGAGATGATTTAATAGTAAAAAGAGATGCTTCTGGTCCTTTAAGAAACTGTACAACTACTCAAGTGTTAGATATTTCTGTTCAATCTGCCGACTTTATTGATCCAAAAGACTCTGGTGGTAATGATATTCCCGTGCCTGGAGGTACATACATGAAGCTTAATAATATAAATTTTGCAGCTGAATCAACCGTAGGTAATATTATTGATGTTAAGGTTGATACATTAGTGGCTAGTGACACTAATAGATACCCAATGGTTGCTTACCCATTGTTTGATGACACTATTCCAGGTTTAACAAATGGTAATTATGATTTACCCGCAGGTTCAGAAGTAAGAATTACTGTAGATCAAAATAGACAAGGAGTTGGATCTGGTGTTGGTGCGTGTGAAAGAAGGACAAGTATTTTAGACCACACATTTATTTGTAGTGATACTTATTCAAACTGGGAAGAATTTGTGCAAGGTGAAAATTTTGAAGGTGTTATTGAAAATAATGCTATAGTTTTCCCTGAAGTTGCATTTAGTGGTAATAATCCAGTTGGTAATATTTTTATAAACTCAGTGGCATCTACGGCAGGTGCTAAAACATCAATACCAAATGGAAGTTTTAATGACCTTTCAGCATCAACAGTTTTTGGAGGCGATACAGATAGTCCTTCATCAGAAGGTGATTTAACTGATAATAATTACTACAGACTATATAAAGACACTGCAACAAATAATTATTATTTAATGGTTTCAGGTACTAGATGTTGTGGTAATAGCACAGCAAAAAGATCGAGGGTTACTGTAAACATTACTGTTTTTAGAAGAGAAGCTGAGGTAATATTTGAAACCAAACCAGTGGATGCACTGCCTGATTTATGGTATGAAGGATCACAATCATTTAGTATTGACAGCATAGGTCAACATTCTGGAAATGTAGTAAATCAAAACATAGCTCAAGAAGTAGCGGCAACTGTAAGTTTAAATTTTTCAAATTGTTTTACATTTGGAAATGGAGTAGAAAGTTATAAGATTCAAGATTCCTCTGTAGGAAAACAGTTTAATTTAGGTAACAGAACTTTTACAACTAATAATACTACTTTTCAACAAGCTCATAGATTTGCTGATTTAACATATAGTGGCGTTTTTAATGATGAAACTAATGTAAATAAACTAAACGAATTTAATTTAGGACTTGCAAACTTTAAAGCACTTGAAGAAACTTTCGGAGATGTAGAAATATTATTTGCTAGAAAGGATGATATATTAGTTTTACAAGAGGATAAAATATCTTATGTTTTAGCTGGTAAAGATTTACTAACCGACGCAACTGGTGGAGGACAACTAACAGCTGTGCCTTCTGTTTTAGGTAAACAAATAGCAAGAATAGAAAATTACGGAATAAGTAACAATCCAGAAAGTTTTGCCGTATGGGGAGAAAGTAAATACTTTACTGATGGAAAAAGAAGCGCTGTTATTCATTTAATTGGAAGTTCTGCTCAAAATGAAAGGTTAGAGGTTATATCGGAGGCAGGAATGAGAAGCTTTTTTAGAGATTTATTTACTAAATCTTTTACTACTCAAAAGCTTGGAGCTTACGATCCTTATATGAATGAGTATGTTTTAACTTCAAACACTGTTTTAAAACCCGAGGTAGCTAAATGTACTGCTTGTGGAGTTTCCAGAGATGTTACAATACCGGCTGGTAAAGAAATACTTTACTGTGTAGACTTAGAGCCTCAAGAAGGAACAGTTCTTGTTAGATATGAAATTCCAAATGAAGGACCTCAACCTATAATTACTGAAGCTACATCGCAAGATATTATTACTGAAGGGGGAGATGATATTACGACAGAAGGAGGCATAGGTGTAGTAGGGTATACAATATCTGCTACTTACAACAATAACGTTACAACCACCGGAGTGGTGTATACAAGCGGTACATTTACTTTTGAAAAAAATGTAAGCACTGATGATTTAGTTTTAATTACTTTAACCTCTAATGCAACTGTAGATGATACAATAGAAATAACGGTGGAATGTCCATCCGGTACACTATTAAATGTTTATAGCGTCTGTGTAACAAGCGCTATCGATGCAGGTAAATTTATTCACAACGAACTAAGCTGGTCTGATGGATATTTAGTATCCTCCACACAGTCTGATTTAGTTCCTTTTGGAACTGGAACAGGGTCTTTTGTTATATCACAATTTAAAAAAATAGTTGGTGACCAAGGTGTTGGAAGTATTCCAACTAACGGTTCTGTTATGACTTTAGGTGTAAATAAAATTAAATTTGATGATTTTATATTTGATACTGCAAATAATTCATTAGGTTTTGTAAGAAGCAACCAAATATATTCAAACACAGAGTCTGATATTACTACCCTCCTAGGTTTAGAAACTACAATTCCAATTAACAATTTAAAAGCTCCTGAACTTTATACCGGAAGTTTTACAGTGCCTACTCCTACAACACCTGAAAATCATTTATATCTTATTTATGATTATAGAAATGCTAGCGTGCCTACACCAACGCCAACGCCATCATTTGATTTCAAAAGATATACCGAGTGTCAAGGTCCTAACACTGTTGTTTTCAGAGCAGCTGTTGGATATACTTTCCCTGCGGTAGTAAGATTTCAAAATGTATGTTATTCAAGTCCAACAACAGTATCAGTGCTTTCATCTCTTGACATACCAACAGGATCGGATGAATTTACTGATTGCCCTACTTGTATTGCGGCAGCGCCTACACCTACACCAACACCAAGCAATGCGCCAGCTATGACTACAAATTCATCTACGAATATTGCTTACAATGCTTTTACAGCAAATGGTAGCCTTGATACCGCAAATGGAACTGTTACTGAAAGAGGTTTTTACATAGGAACAGATTCTTCATATTTAAATAATACAAAATATATACAGGGTGGTACATCAACAGGATCTTACTCCTACTACTTTGGAGGTGCATCGCAAAGCACTACATATTATGTAACTGCTTACGCAATAAATGAGCATGGTATAGGAGTTGGCTCAACAGAAACGACAACAACAATTGCGCCTACATACGTATATGCAACTTATTTAGGCTGTGAAGATAATCTTTTAACACAAATATTTAGAATAATAGAAACTACTCCGTTCCCTAATGTAATTAAGTATAACGGAACATGTTATAGTTACTCAGCAAGCACAAGCACTACATCTAGTGTCGATGTTACTACAGACACTTTTAATAACTGTGATGCTTGTGTTGGAGATGATGATGATGGAGGAGGAGGAACAGGCTTCTCTAATGAAAACTTTACAATACAATTGTGTGATGGTACAGGACCATCTTATATTATTAGAATTAACAATATACCTTCAAGCGGTTCTATTACTGTGTCAGATTTTATCGTCAATGCTTCATTAAGATTAAATGGTAATTATGGACAACCAGTATCCTCATATCCAGTATTTGATGGTGATGCTAATTATAAAATTACTGCTGTTGGTACATCCAATCACCTAGTCACATTAGCTTATGTGGCTATAGTAGAAGATTGTTCTGATTGGCCTACTTTACCACCGTCAACACCATCGGGTCTTTATTATTTCTTAGTTGGATGTCCCAGAGCTGATGGAACATCTCCTCAAGGGGGATATAAATTTTTAAGTCAAGCTCCACAAAATAGTCAAAGATATGTAGACGGTTCATCTGGTTCTGGTAGTGGTGATGATTATGATTATTATCGTTATAACGGAACTGCTGGTCTAGAAACAACGTCAGATCGTATATTAGGAAGCAACATAATAGCAGTTGGAACAAGTACAGGATGTCCACCTATAACACCTGCACCACCACCAGTTCCTCCAGTACCTCCAACTTCTCAGAGAGTGACTATAAGAGAATGTTATCAATCAAGCGGAACTGAATACAATGTTCATATAACAAATGGATCTGGCTTTGCCGTAGGTTTAGCAGTTACATTGTCAGGTGGACCTGATGATTCAAAATATTGGGAAATTATCGCAATTGATGTTGCAAGTTCTACGTATAACGTAACTACAACAGCAATTCAAGGTTCTTGTGGTAACTTTACCCCTCCGCCGACTCCAACACCTCCAACGCCTCCTACGCCGCCTATAATTTATGGTCAGTATTTAGCTTGTGATGGAGGTGACGTTGTTGCTTATGTAAGTGGGCCTTCTGGAACAAGTTTCCCTAATGTATTAAAGATATCTGGTATTTGTTATGAATATTCAACTCTTGGAGGTAGCACTGGTCCTTTATATTCAAACTATGATGATTTTGCTTCATGTTCTTTATGTCAAGGAACTACACCAACGCCGCCACCTCCGAGTCCGCCAGCGCCAACTTGTTTTGCTATAAACAATATATCAACTGGAAATTCTGCTACGTTAGCTTGTAATCCATTTCGTTCTGAAACAATGTACTTTAACAATTCATCTTTCTGTCAAGCATCTAACTTTTTTAGAACTGACTCTAATTGTGGTACTTCTGTTGCGGACACTTATGTAGCTAACGGCTCATATTATAGACAATGGTCTAATGGTCAATTTGGTCCTTGTCTACTTTGTCAGCAACAATAATTTTAATACCTTTATATAAATCAAATTAAATCAAATGCATGAAATTCCTAATTTCTTATCGCACGAACAGTGTGATGAAATAATTAAATTAATAGATGCAAACCACTCACGTTCTTCTGTTGTAGTGGGAGGCACAGACAGGTCAGATATAACAAATCATAGAACATCTTCAACAAGCAATTTAGACCCGAATGTTGATGTAATAAAAAACGTTCATCAAAAAATATCAGATTATTTAAAATTACCTATAGAAAAAGGAGAATCGCTTCAAGGCCAGCTATATGAACCTGGTCAATACTTTAGACCACATAATGATTTTTTTACTGGTCCTGCTTACAATATGCACTGTAGAGCTTCAGGAAATAGAACACACACTCTAATGGTATATCTTAATGATGATTATGAAGGTGGCGAAACAAATTTTCCTAATTTAAATAAATTAGTAAAACCTGTTAAGGGTAAGGCTGTATGGTGGAAAAATATGGATAATGGAATTACCCTTACAGATACATTACATGAAGGGGTGTCAGTAAAATCTGGAAAAAAATATATTGTAACATCTTGGTGGAGAGAAAACAAATGGGATGGTGTTGGTGATTTGAATAAATATGAGGAGTATAAAAAACTACAACCTGTGCCTTATGAAACTGCGGTGGTTCAAAAAAAAGAGCCTGTTATGGAGAGTAGAATTGTAAAGGCAACACAAACTGTAGAAGCAAATCAACCAATACCTCAACTTACTGAAAATGGTTTTGAGTTGACTAAATGTCCTGAAGATATGTGGAATTTAATTTTGGATTGTTATAATTTAATTAAAGATAAAGAAACTGTTGAAAGCTTTGATGGAAAAGATACTTACGTACCTGGAGATACAAAACTTTTAAGTTTTGACAATATACCTTCTGTAAAAAAAATACTACATAAAGAATTGCAAAAGACTCACGAAGATTTTTGTGGCAGAAAATTAGAACCATCTTTCATATATGGCATTAGATCATACGAAAAAGGTTCAAGTCTTAAAGAACATGTTGATAGGGTGCAAACACATCACATATCATCAATTATTATTGTTGATAAAGATTTAACTTGTGGATGTCAAAATAAAAAATACGCTGATGATTGGCCGTTAGATATTCAAGGACATGATGGTGAGTGGTATAAAGTTTATGCACAACCAGGCGATATGATACTGTATGAATCAGCAATATGTAAGCATGCAAGAAAAGAAATGTTCGGTGGAAAATATTTTAGAAACTTTTACGTGCATTATAAGCTTGTATGATTGTCCATTTTTTAGCCCCAGAAGACAAAAACAAATGGCCTGTGTTATGGAACAAATGTTTAAAATCATGGAAAAAATATACCTGTGTTGTGAAGATTTGGAACGATCAAGAAATAGACGATTATTTAAAGTGTTATGATTTAGAGTTTTTTAAAATTTTAGATAAGCTTCACAAAATTTTTAAACTTGACTACGTAAGATATGTAATACTTGAAAATATAGGAGGTGTATATGCTGACATGGATGTTGAATTAATATCTCCCTTTTTACATCAACTAAATAAAAATAAAATATACATAATAGGTGCTAGCAGTGATGATGAATTTGTTCAAAATAGTTTGATGATATCACCTCCAAATAATTTTTGGAGCGACTATCTTTTGTATTGTAGACAAAACATTATAAGTAACATAGATAATGTTTCTAAGTATCCTAATATTGAAGAGCATATACCAGGTTTTATAGTGCGAAAAACTGTTGGTCCTATAGCGTTATCTGAATTTATTCAAACAAATTATTATGACTCAATAGAAATATTACCAGCTGATTTGTTTAATAACTCAAAAGAAATAAGATTTACTAAACACCATCAAACAGGTACATGGGGGTTTTTTAATTAGCACCAATAAATTTTTGTAAATTTGTACATAATTTATTTGTATGTCCTGTAAAACTTATCAGTTAATTTGTCCACTTGATGCTAATCAACCGTGTACTTGGCAAATAGGGTGTTGTGCAACAGATTTAGTTGGATTGGATGAAGTTACGATACAGCCAAATCAATTAATTAAGGTATGTCTTGACACATCTGGACATTACGGACAATTGTCAGGTGCAGGTTATATAAATTTAGTTTCAACTGATGGTTACTTTGAAGGGCCTATCGACACTAGTTGTTCAACTCAATGTGGAGATCAAAACTCAAGCCCTATACCAACGCCTCCACAGCCTCCAACGCCTCCACAGCCTCCGAGTCCTCCTACACCAGCTCCAACTCCAGGGACAGTTTCTTGTTTACAAGGAGAAAACACGGTTAGTTTTGGTGTAGTCAACGGTGTAAATGTATTTAAATTTAACGGAATATATTTTCAACCTTTTGCAACAAACGTTGGTATATATGTTTTGAAAGATATACCTGCGGCGCATCCTATTGCATTTCATAATTATAATCTGACTAATGTAATTACTTATACTGGAACAAATCTAGCTGGTATCAAAACTGGACTTGATGGAAATACTTACGAATATTATTGGGGAGACGTGACAATAACTGTTGTAGGTGGATATGGAACAATTAGTTATGAATGTTTTTATCACGGATACATGGGTGGGCAAAACAATTTAGTTTACAATAGTAATGAATGTAGTTCTCCTAGCCCTACACCGCCAGCCCCTACACCTCCCACACCTCCAACGCCTAGCACTGTTCCGCCTATACCATCACCTATAACAACTAATTATACCTTGTCTTATAGCGAAAGTGTAAAAGGATGGCCGTCTTTTTATTCTTACAATCCTGATTTGATGATAGGTATGAATAACTATTTATATTCTTTCAAGGGCGGTAATTTGTACAGACACAACACTAATGAGACTAGAAACAATTATTATGGTGAACAATTTAATTCACAAATTACTACAGTTTTCAATCAAAATCCTTTAGAAAATAAAATTTTTAAATCATTAAATTTAGAATCTGATTCTGCTTGGACTGTAACTATGGAATCAGATATACAGACTAGAGGGTTTGTAGACTTTAGGTGGTTTGAAAAGAAAGAGGGTGCATATTTTGCTTACATTAGAAAGACGGGAACAACACCGGCAATTCCAGGAGAATACGCATATAGATCGGCACAAGGAATTGGTAAGGCAACCTCTTGGTCTGAAACTAACAATGTTCTTACATTAAATTTTTCAGTCAACCCTATAACGGATATAAGTATGTTAAGTATTGGTGATTATATTTATTTTTCTGAAGGAGCTTACACCACTATAAATTTTAGTGGTCAAATAACCAATATAGAAGTTAACTTAGTAAGTGGTATAAATAGAATATTTGTTAACACTAACTTTACACAAAATGTAATTATAGGTGAGTCCACTCCTTTTATATTAGGATTAAGAAATACAGAGGCAGAGGACGTAGGAATTTTAGGTCATGAAATGACAATCACACTTGAAAATGCTAACACAACAGCAACTGAATTATTTGCTGTAGAATCGGAAGTTATGAAAAGCTTTCCGTAAATTTAGTATCTTTGCATAGAATGGAATTTAATATACGAAAGTTAAATCCATCTGACTATGATGATGTGTTGGTAAAATGGTGGAAAGACTGGGGTTTTGAACCTCCAAGAAAAGATTTTTTACCAGAAGAAGGCGAGGGTGGTTTAATGGTTTTGCTTAATAATAAACCTATTTGTGCAGGATTTATTTACTTTACAAACTCTAAAGTATCTTGGATAGAATGGATAATATCAGATAAAGACCATAGAATAGAAAGAAAGAAAACTTTAAAAATGTTAATTGAAAACTTAACATCTGTAAGTAAAAAAAACGGTATGAAATATATATTTGCAAACAACAATAATAGGTTTTTAATTGAGACATATTTAAATTTAAATTTTAAAAAAGGAAATATTTCTACTGAATTAATTAAAATATTATAATATGGGTTTAGAAACAGCAGCATTAGTTTCAATAGGTTCAGCTGCACTTGGGTCAGGCATGAGCTTTGCGCAGGCTGGTAAACAAAGAAAACTACAACAACAAGCAGAAATAGCTGCACAAAAAGCTTTTGATGAGGCTAAATCAAAATTAGATGTAAATTATTTAGAAGGTCTAAGTATAGCCAAAGAACCTTTTGAACTTGAAAGAGAAGCTTTAGCTCAAGCAGGCGCATCAGCTTTACAAGCAGGGCTAGAGGGTGACCAGCGAGGAGCTGGCGCTGTGGCTGGAAGAGTCCTTATGGCTCAGCAACAACAGCAAGCTCAGCAAAGAGCTGCTATGGCTAGGGAACAGCAAAGATTAAATGAGATGGTGGCTCAAGAAGAATCAAGACTTCAGGGAGCTAAAGTAGATTTAGACTTAGGAGAAGCAATAGGACAGCAGCAAAGAGCACAGCAGGCACAACAAATGGGAGCTTCAGCTATGAACCAAGCTATAGGTGGAATGTTTGATATTGCAGCGGCTGGATTTGAGGGTGCAGATTTATTTTCTGGAAGAGAAGGTTTACAACTAGCAAAACAATTTACAAGACAACAAAATCCTACAAGAAGGACAAGAAGATTAGGTAATGCTAATATACAAACGGTAAGCCAAATAGACCCTATGTTAATAAGTCAACCAGGTTTATTTGCACCTATATTTACAGATTAAGACATGGCATTAGGATACGGATACGTAAGAGATGACGACCCAGTACAAATTAACTGGAGAGAAATAAGTAAGAGTTTTACTGACAGAATAAAAGCTGATCAAGCTGACCGTCAGAAACGTAAGGATGATATTCAGACAGAATATAATCAACTGCAAAAAGATTTAATTAATAAACCACAGGGTTATAACACAGATTTAAATAACGTTGTTGGTTCGTTTTCCAACCAAGCTTCAGTGGCTTCATTAGATTTATTAAATAAATTAAAGACAGGTCAAATATCTGAGCAAGAATATTATACTAAAAGGGCTAATCTTAAAAGCAGCACAGAAAACTTTTTTCTTTATTCTAAAAACTTTAATGACAACTATGACAGATTGATGGATTTAGCAAAGTCTAATGATCCAGATAATAAATTAAGCGCAGAGTCTATATTTCAACTACAGCTAGCATCCGACATGTTGGATTTCAAAAAAACTACTGCTATTGTTGACCCTGGAACAAATGAATTAATACTAGTGAAAACTGATGAAGATGGCAATCCTACAGATGAGATAGTTAATGTTAGTCAGCTTGGGTATTTATCTTCAGATGAAAAATTATCTTATAATTACAAAAACGTTATATCAGAAAATTTAAAAAACAGAGGAGTTAGAAAATTTACTAAAAACGGAAAAGTAATTACAACTATTCAAGGCGTAGAAGTTGACGCTAAAACTGGTGAAGCTGCCATAAACGGATTAGCTGAGGCTATTGTAGGAGACCAATCACAAATAATAAGTATACTTGCTCAAAATGGTTATACGATAACTAAAGATCCTAGCAAAAAAAATGACCCTAAAACAATATACTATGACATGAATACTAGCAAGTATGATTTTGATAGGAAAGCTGCGTTAGATATAGTGACAGATGAAATCAATAATTCCATATCTGTAGAAGTAAAAGATGAAATTAGTAGGTATCAAGAAGAACAGTTAAAAAATGAAAGAGAAAGAATACAAATTGCTAAAGATAATTTAGCCTTAGCTACACAAAAAGCAAACGTAGATGCTGATTCTTTATCTTATAAAGACGCTGATAATTTTATGGTAGATCCTGATGCTCCTTCAGGTGTTGTAGATAAATTTATTAAACCAATAGATTATATCAAAAAATTAAACAGTAATTCTTTTAAAAGTAAAAATATACAAAATACTGTCGATGGCTTACAATCTGTATTAAATCATCAAGGAATGAAAGATGCAGTAGTAAATACTATTGTTATAGAGCCGCCTAAAAAAGGAGGTTCACCTTTAGGTAATTTAATTAGACAATTAGCTTATACCCCGCCATCCATAACCCCTCCAAGGACTAAATATACTGACGCCACTTATGGTGTTGAAATAAACATTCCTGGAGTGCTTACTGAGCCAATTGTATTACCTATCAAATATTCTCCTCAAGTAGAATTTAATTCAATTTTAGAGACTATAGATTACGCAAAAGAAAACAAACTTCAAATAACTCCAGACAATATAGCGGAATTACTCAGCGCTCCTAACAGAAAATTATTCAACGATTACAGGAATATTCCTGTATTTGATGAAGAAAAAGTGGAAGTAGAAAATGTGATAGGAGGTGTAGATAAAATTAAAAATGTTATCAATAAAACTCAGAATAATAATATTGATTAAAGATGAATGAAGCATTACAGGCAGCTTATGAATATTTTACTGAACAAGGCTACAATGGTAGTATTGAAGACTTTGTTAGTCTTCTTGACACAAACTCAGAGGCATTAGACGCAACTTACACAATTTTTACTGAACAAGGATATGCAGGATCGATGGATGATTTTTCGGGATTTTTAGGATTAAAAAAAAAAGACGAAACCGAAATCGATATGGTTTCAGAATTGGAAACTGGTACTTCTCAGCCCAGCACATTATCAAGAAACCAACGTCTTAATGTAACTCCTACTGCTGAAAAAGACACAGCAATTGAAAGAGCTTTCGGTAAAAACGAGGTCACTGATTTTTTAGGAGATATATACAGAGCCTGGAAGACAGGGGCTGGTCAGGGTGCAACAGTAGATGATGCCCTAAAAGTTTTTGCATCTGGATCAAATGTATCAGATAAAAATTTAGACCAATATATTGAAGCTGTAGAGAACATGGAATCGTTTGCACCTTCAGAGGAGATGCAAGATTTTAGTAGGATATATGAAGCTGAAGGAAAAGGTGTTAAAGGTTTTTTAAAAGGTATAGCTAAAAATCCAACGGCTGCAATACAGGTTGCTGTATCATCCCTCAGAGCCATGCTAAATCCAGCGTCGATTGGTGCGGGAGCAACTGGTGCAGGAGCGGGAGCATTAGCTGGGACAGCTGGTGGTATACTAGCTCCTATAACAAGTACAGCAGGAGCGGGAGCAGGTGCAATACTTGGAATGACAGGAGCTTTGGAAACAGGATTATCTTTTACAGAATTTTTAAAAGAAGAATTAAACGAAAAAGGTTTAGATTTTACCGACGATAATATAAGAACTATCCTTGAAGATGATGAGGCTATGAGCAATATTACTAGACGATCATTAGCTAGAGGAGCTACTATATCAACTATTAGCGCACTTACAGGTGGTTTAGCGGCAGGTGTTGGAGCAAATGTAGGTAAGAATGTTGCGGTACAATTAGGAACAAAAGCCGGACAAATAGCCTCTGGTGTGGCAGGTGTAGGTGTGCAAGCGATTGGGGGTGGAGCTGGAGAAGCTATTGGTAGGGCAGCAGCAGGTCAAGAAATGGACGTTGCAGAGATTGGTTTTGAAGCAATAGGAGAAGTAGCAAGCCCATCTATAATAGGTACAATAACAGGAGTAACAAAAGTTCCTAAATACAAAGTGAACACCGAAGAGGTTTCAGAGGATTTTGTTAAAGATGTTATTGAAAAATCTAAAAATTATTTAGAATTAGATGCTATCAACATTGAAATTACAGACAACCCTGTTTTAAACAATGAGTTTCAATTAAAAAAGAAACAACTATTAGACGAGTTAAATATGAAAAAAAGTTTAACTCCTGAGCAACGTGAAGCAGCTACTCCAGAAGATATTGAGGAATTAGTATCTTTACAAAATCAATATGATAACGCTAAAGAAGACAAAACATTAGCAGGACAAAAAAAAGCTGCTAAACTTAAAGATGATTTTGAAAATAAATTAGATGCCATTCAAAAGCCAAGCACAGAGACGTTGGATGTTCAAGAACCTGCCCCAGATAGCAAAGCAGTGGGAGAGGGAGACACCGAACAACAGCCGGTTGCCAGAGAGGATACACCCGAGCAAATCAAAGCAGAAGAGAAACCAGCCGAAGAGGTCTCGACTGAGGTTGAGATTGAGGAGAGCGAGGTAACTACTCCAGCAAAAATTGAAGGAAAAAACTATACTATTGAAGATAATAAAGTAGTTGAGTTAACAGGATCTCCTAATACTAAAAGAGCAACAGCTAAAAAAATAATTAAATCAGGACAAATAAATGTTGACGAGGGAGAAAGATCTCCGAATCCAGGAGAAAGCAATAATGCCAGAGATCTTGCAAACAACACCATAGCTTTACAAGAACAAATAAAAGATATAGATCAAACCCTACGTCAAATAGACTCTGGTTTAGAATCGTTGTTTGGAACAAAGTTCACCCCTGAATCTTTACAAAAATATTTTGGTTTTTCCTCTTTAAGAGAATTAGGCCCTGGCTTTGTTCAAACTTGGGTTGCAACTAAAGAAAAAAAAGGACAAAATTTAGAGGATGGTTTTAGAGATAGTAATGGTAATGTATTTGAATTTGATGAAATCGCAGAATTTATTCAAACAAATCCTACAAGAAAAGTTTATGAAAATAGATTAAAAGGAAAATTAAGAGAAGATTTAATTTCAGAAAAAGAAAAATTTACCGAAGTTACAGGTTTACCAGCTACTCCAGCTATTATTGATGCTGTAATAAACGCTCCTACACAAGAAGAAATACAAAGGCAAGCTGAGGATGTGGTTGCACAAGCAGCCTTTGAAGAAGAGATGGCTTCTCAACAAAAAACAAAAAAACAACAAGCTGAAGAAGTTAAACAGGCTAAAAAAGAAGCTGTTGAAAAAGAAAGAAAGAAAACCATTGACAATAGAAATAGAAAAAATGCGTTAGGTAATATTAAAAAAGGTAAACTTGGAACAGAAGGTACGACTGTAGTTCTTAAAAATATATTTACAATTCAACCTAAAGATATTAGAGCGGCTATCAAAGAAGGGGTTATGCCAGCAGATGTTCTTACTAGATACAATGAATTAGCAAAACAAATAGGACAAAGAAAAGCCGTCCTTAGAGATCTTCCAGAAGTTAGAAAACTAAAAGAAGATGCAGATGCTTTATATAATGAGTTAATTGAAGGCATAAACAAAGAGATAGAAGATGTAGCAGAAGGCAAGGTTGAAGAAGTAGATGTAGATAAATTAAAAACAGACATCCTTTCTATGCCAATGAAAATAAATCAAGGATTAGAAAAAGCTTCACGTGATTTAGCTAATAAAATAAAAAGATTTACTGATGAAGATTTAGATTTACTTATTGAAGAGACCGAAGAAGGAGATTCAGACATTAGAAGATTGAAACAATTAGAGCTGGTCAAGAAAAATATTAACGCAGGTTTTGTTCCAGCCGCAGCTAATGACCTTGTTAATATAGTTGAAACAAGAAAAGATATAAAACCACTTACATCGAAAGTAGAAAACATTTCTACCGATGGATTACAGGGTGGGTTAAGAAAATCTTTTTTTACTATAGGAAGGGCTTTAAATTTAATTAAAACAGGAAACTTTTTTGAAGCAGTTTTCAAATCAAATCCTAAGACAGTGTTTGATGATTTACTAGGAAACGCAAATGATACTACCATATTTGAAAAATTAATTAGACCATTAGCCGCTGCCTTTTCTCAGTATGATGTACAAAGAAGTAACGTGCTTAAAGAATCTATAGAATCAATAGAAAAGTTAATTGCTTTTGATGGTAATAAAAGAGTTGAAAGGTCGCAGAATGAAATAACAAAAGATAAAATGAAGATAATGACTTATCTTTTACAATTAGAGCATGAGTCTAACCCTATTGAAACTAATCAAGAAGAAGACTTGACACCACCTGCTCTTGCTTTTATAGATGAAACTATAGATTATTATGAAGATTTGTCCCCTGCGGAAGCAGATGCAACTATCGAAATGCTAGAAGAAATAAAAAATGAATTTACTGTCGATGGAAAAATTGATTTAAATAAACTTAAAAATTCTTTTTCAACTAACATGAATAAGGCGGTAGAAGAATATCGTAAAGCTTTTGATAATTTAGCCGATAAAACAGATTTTGTTTCCGCTATACTTAGAAAAAATAAAGTAAACTTATTTAATAATTATGTTAAGCATGTAGTTTTGTATAGGCAAATCGATAAATATAATGCTGCATATAATGAACGAAAAGAAATATTTACAAAAGCTTCTGCTAAGTCTGGTACAATAGAAAAAAGAACTAAGGGTGCTAAAGCATTAAATTTTGATCCGTCTTATGCTTTAATGAAAGCAACGGATGATATTTTATTAGACTTTTATATGACTAATGAAATTAGAAAATTCAGAATGAAGATAAATACTTTGAAAAAAACAGAAGGGTTAAATAAATTACAAAGGCAAGCTTTGATAGCTTTAGAAAGATCAATGGAAAGAGCTTTAGCTTCTACATTTGATTCTATAAACTCTGATCCAAGTGCTACCGCATCTCTTTTAAATCAAATAAGAAGAATAGGTTATGAAGCTGCCCTGGTTTCTGCACCAAGAGCTGTAGCCGAACTATCTTCTAACTTTTTGTTTGCCATAGCGGCTAATCCAGATGCTACATTAGATGGTATAAATAATTATGGAGAGGTAGCAAAAGAAAACGCAACTATGTTAAACTTTTTAAGCAATATAGGTTCAACTGAAGCTACTAAACTAGCTAACATAGACGAAATAACAGGTAAGCTAGTGGATGATTTAGGAGTAGACAAATATACAAGTCAAGCTGGAAAGGCAGCTCCTCAGTTAAAAAATATAATGTTACAAATATTAAACTATGGGCCAAAACAATTACGAAATTTTACGGCAGATTTATCTAATAAAATACTTTCCTATCCTGATCAGATGATCGGTAGACCTTTGTATTTAGGTGAGTTTGTAAGAGTGTTTGAACAAGAAACAGGAATAAGATTAACACAAGACGACATAAGAAAGATGGCTGAAGGGCCAGGTGAGTCAATATATTTAACTGATGAATATGCAGAGGCCATAAACAAAGCAGCAATTGCAGCTGACAAACAAGCAATAATGTCAACTACATCCAGAAACCCGATACTAGCTATAGAAAAATTTAAAAACAATCCTGACGCAAGTGTGGCTGCTCAAGTTTATCGTCAAGCAAACGCTTTTATGTCTAACTTTTTTGCTTTTGAATATACCACAGCACGTACCGCTGTAAACGCTTTGTTTAATCAAGGAGCAATAAGTGAAAAACAAGCGATGGGATTGCTGTTAGGAATTACATTAAGAATGTCAATGTATCAAATTATTTATAAAGTGTTAAGCGACAATGTTGATCAAGCATTTAGAGAAAGAGATGAGGATGATATAGATGAAGTGCAAGAGCTCGTTGATGAAACAAAAAGATCATTGACTGGTTCAATCTTAACCTTACTTACCAGACAAACTATGGGTAATGTTCCTTTTGCAGCTATAGCTTATGGACTTGAAAGATTTAATGAAAATAATTTAGGATCATTAAGAAGTGATGAAGAGTACGATTCATTTAAACATTCGATTGTATATTCTCAACTTGGTAAAAAAGATTTAGAATCAGAAAACTTGATGACTAACTTAGCGACACTTTTTGCTGGGCCGTATGGTACAATTTTAAGAAGACTTGAAAGGAATTATGAACTAATTCAGCGAACTCAAACTAGAAAAACAGAATCAGCGAAGCAAAGAGCTGAAGATGAGTTGAATGCTAATATACTTTTAGATATTTCTGGTAACGCTGGTCTACTTCCTTTTTATAAAGATGTAAGAAGAATTATTAATGCTAAACGTAATAAAGAGTATAAGCAAAGGCAAAGTAAATTGTCCAAGTCTGAGCTTAGAAAATTAAATCCAAAGCTTTACAAAAAACTATATGGCCCTGGTAGTGCAGAGGCAAGACTTAGAGCTTTAAAAAGAAAACTTAAATCTAATTAATTACATACCACAGTAAAAAATATAATAACACAATATTTATTATAAATACTACTGCAAAATTTAATTTAGGATTTTTCATAATTCCATTAAACAATTTATTGCCGTGTGTCCACCAAGGACTACGCCACATCCGATTGCCTGCTTTTTAAAATGCTTAGCATAAGCTGCTGCGTATGACGTGGTATCTATACCACAACCTACTTGCATGCCAAAGATACGAAAGTTTCTACCTACCATCCATTCACAATACGCTTGAGTGTGTATGTGACCCTGCACCGTTGACATCATATCGTTCTTAGCTTTTGTTCTCGCCGTGCCACCCTCACCATGAACGTACTGAACGTTATCGTAAACCACTCTTTCTTCCCACTTCCAATCTGTGCCCAGAACCTCGTTATAAGACTTGATCCACATAGATGGAATGTCGGAGGTTTGAGCTTTTCGCATAACCATACGGTCATGGTTTCCTATAATTACATCAGCTTTTGGAAAAGCTTTTCTCCATTTTTTTACAGCTTTGATTGCGTAACGTAGTTCATCTGCACCACCAAGTGCGTCACTAAAAGTTTCATGATAAGAACTGTAGTGATTATCAATAATGTCTCCTATAAAGACAACTTGATTACAAAGATATTTAGCATAAGTTTCCATACAAAATTCTAGGTAACCTTCAAGTTCAAATGGTGCGTGAAGGTCTCCAATAACTAAAATTCTTCTTTCTTTCTTAGTTAAATTATCGTATGCTATTTTTTTATTGCCTTTAAGCCTAGGCCGGAAGTCGTTAAATTTCATCATTAAGGGAGTCTGTTATGGTTTTAAGTTTTGTTGTCATCTTAGAAACCTCTCCTTTAATTTGATTGTATTCTTGGTCTATTAATAGTTCGTAGATATTATTTACGGACTCGTGAAGATCGTCCATAATAAAGTTTATGTTGCGTATTCTTTTCTGTTCTGGCGGAGAGATGTTCATAATTCTATATTTTCTCTTAACATCATTCCTCCCCAATACTTATCGATAGTCTTGATTGCTCTGTAAATTTTCCTTGACTGAATTTTTATCTTTTCAACTTCAGTCTTTGAAGATTCCTTTCCTAAATTACAGTAAAGATTTGCGTCAACCTCTAATAAAGTGTCAATTTTTTTTCGGTCACTCCAAGATGTAAAACCTAAAATCTTTTCTATATCCTCAAATGAATAATTCATTTCAAGCAAACTTATCCTAAGTTATGAAATTTTTTCAAGTTTAGATTTAATTTCTTGATATTTTTGTTTCAATGTAATGTAGTGGTGAAGTAAAAATTCAAACTTTTGTTCATCACTTTTATTTCTAATAGAATTATCAAAGAAAATGTTTTGATTTAATTTTCTACTTATTTTATGATATATAGAAATCAATTGTTTTTCATTCCATCTTCTAAAATTTTTAAAAGTTTTAAGACCATGAAGCACACTTGAATGATCTTTATTTATTTCTCCACCTATAAGAGCTAGGGGATGTGGAGTAAAATCTCTAGCTAATTGATAATATATAGCTCGCCCATAAACAACTTCTCGTTTTCTACTTCGACAAGATATATTTACACCAACGTAAGATTCAACAAGATCTCTAATAATTTTTAAGTCTTTGACATAGCTAGTCTTTCTCATGTTTAATTGCTTTGTTTAAATTCAAATAGTCAAGGTAGTCATCAGAGGTGATAATTTTAAATTTATAAAATAAAGGGTGCATACTTTTTGAATTTAAATATTCAACTTTAAAAAAAAGAGCATCCTCTAATGGTACTACACCTGCCACCATGCCTAATTTTTTTGACGGTTTTCTAAGTTTATTTTCATTATACATATCAAGAGCAAGTCTATCTAGTTGCATGATAATAGCCGCTCCATAAAGTGGAGGCAACATCTCAAGCTCTTCAAGAAACTCATCTTCCATTTGGTAATAAGCTTCATCCCCTGTAAACCTCGGCCTTGAATCCATGTTCTTGTAGTTCTTTTAAACGATACGCCTGAAGCTTTGACAGTTTACCCTTTGGTTTTTTAATTTCATAAAATTCAATTCCATAGGTAGGGTGTAATGCTAAGATATCTGGTATACCATTTTTGTTTGTCTTCATTAATTTTAAAACATAATAACCGCACTCTTCAAGCTCTTTAATTTTTTTAGTTTGAATTTGCTGCTCAGTCATTATACAAATTTAATTAATCTTTTGATTGCTTTTCTTTCTTGGAATCTTCTTTAAGCTTTTCAAGAGCTTTGTCATAATCTGGCATACGCTTTATAGTTTCAAGCGTACCAACAGATAAGTTTTTAAGATTATACATCTCTTGTATTACCTGTTGCATGATTTGATCAAGCTTGTCAAGCTTGTTTTTCATCTCAATTAATTTTTGTTCTTTCATATTTATAAACTTAGTAAATCTTTCTCAAAATGTTTTAAGGTGTAATCTTTCTTTTTAGTAACCATGCGATATATCTTGTCTTCAATTCCATTTTCAGAAAAAATCCAGTATACATCATTCTGTAATGTATCTTTAGTTGTCATTCTGTCACGTGACTGCCAATAACTAAGAGCAGAAAAATCTATATTGTAGTAAACAAGACAATCTGCCTGCTTCAAACTAATCCCCTCTCTTCCACTTACTATTTGTAATGCTATATTTTTATTAGTATCCCTGAACTCAGACAGATCTGTTGTGAGATTATCGCCGTAGACGTGTTTTAAAGCCTCATATTCAGCTTTAAACTTATAGAATATACCCACCTTCATGCCTTCAAATTGAGTGCGTATAAACTCAGCTTTTGAATAATCAATTACTTTAGCTTTCCCGCTCTCAAATTTCACAGTCCCAGAAAAAAGCTGATGTAACTTCATCATTAGCTTAACTCCTGTATCAGCAAGTATCACCTCATCACTACCCTCAATAACTAAATTCTTTTTCAGTTGCTTTACCATATTATAGGTAAGGTCAGACATCTTAACTTTCAATACTTTCTCAATGGTTTCGACTTTAAATCCTGCCTCCTTCTGCGTGTAGGATATCATATAAGGCTTCATCCGATCTAAAATGGTTTGCTTGCCTCGGCTATAATTATTGTGTGGCATAGCGCCTATTTTAATTTGCACCACATCCACATAATCTTTAGCGAACTTATAAAAGTTTACGTAGTTTTTAAATGGATTGTGAGGACACGCATATACCTGGTGATACAACTGGCTAAATGATTCTGGTGTGGGTGTGCCAGACATAAGTATTACAAAAGGATTTTGCTTTTTTATAATCTGCTTTATCATCTTGGTTCTCTTGCTTGGTTTTGGATATGCTCCCATACCATGTGCTTCATCAAGCACAATACATTCATACTTGCCAGTAACCTTGTGAAGACTTTCATAGTTTACAACGTTAATATGAAACTTAGGCTTTAGTAACTTATAGTCATCCTCTATGGAGGAGATAGCTTTCTTCTTTGTCACAAATAACATATTGTCAACACCTAACTTCTGAGCTGTACCCATAGCAGTCAAGGTCTTTCCTGTTCGCACCTGCATAGACAAGTATACGAAACCATATTTTACTAGCACATCAAATGCTTTGTCAATAATTTCTAATTGGTATTTTCTAAATTTCAAAATGGTATAAATTCTGTTTCATTACTATTATTATCTTCGGGCTTTTGTTTCATAATGATCCACTTCCCATTTAAATCCTTGCCCTCTTCCGGTGGCACACCCTCCTTATACATACAAAAAGAATATAGCCATTTGTTGAATCTAATTCTACTAATAGACATCTTCGCCCTTGGTGAATAGTCGGGATACTCTTGCACAAAATCTAAATAAAGTTCATTCGTGTTTAACCTAACCTCTGGAACAAGCTTGGAGTTTGGCTGAGTTCCCTCAAGTAATCCGCACCATTCTATAAAGTCATGACTAGTCTCAGCAGACAATTGTCTTATCTTAAGGTTTACAAATTCACTTTCAATTAGTCCTTCTCTTAAATATAATTGAAGACATTGTATCATATAGTTGTCAAACACACACCACTCTTCATCATCCCAGTCACCAAAAAATAATCTACCAAACTCATCTTGTGGAGTAAAGTTTTTGTTGTAGTGCTGATATAATTCAAGTTCCCACTTCCTTCTTTGAAATGAATTACCGGCACCCTTTATTGCATAATTTGTAGTAATAGATATTTTTGGGCTTTTGCTGAATGGTATCTTTATAGCGTCCTTGTTTTTCTTTTCAAGAGTAAGACCTTCTGTCACTACACTAAACAATCTTTCAAAGTCAAAGTATTTCTTTACATCATCAAAGCAAAGTATCTGCGTATCTGCTGACACTAACTGATAAGCAAAAGACTTAGCAAAATCAAACGCCTTTCCATCTATAGTTACTAACTTTTTCATGTGACTTAGTGCGTTCATAAATATTCCTTTACCTGTCCCGCCCTCTGGATTGTCAGATATAACCTCATCGTTGAGTATAACTGCTGGGCAGTAAGACAGGTTCTTGTGGCCGTGCATTAAAAATCCTATAGTTGACTCCATAGATGTTGTCCTCACCTGGTTTTTACCACATATATTTTCTATAAAAGTTTTGTAATCACACTCAAAACTATCACATCTTTTATAGGCTCTGTCAATAATATGATCCTTCCACACATAACCACCAAGGTCCAAGTAATCTATGGCTACAATCTCATCTTTCTTAATTTGAACAGCACAGTTTCTGTAATATAAATATGATGAATCTTTAGTATCTGCTATAAAATATATGTCAATAGTGCCTAAAAGTGTAAGAAATTCTTCACGAAAGAACCTAGTTTGCTCTGCAAAGTAATTATAGATTGATACATCTTCATAATGATACAATATATCTAACACAAAGTCTTTAATTTCTTTTTCGCTTGTATGATCTATAAGATTATTAGTAACCTTAACAAAGACATAGTTCTTGCTATCTTGTGGGCAATATTTATAAAAACCATTGTCTTCTAAAAACTTTTTAAATAGAAGAGGTACAATTTTTATAGTCCCTTTTTCATTCTTTGTCCAAAACTTTTGGTCTTCATCTTTTTCAGCATTTTCAATAACCGCCTCAATATCATCTATCTCTATCTCGGTGTTCTGTAAATCTCTTCGTATATCTTTTTTTGAATCACCCCTCTTTACCCTTTGCTTTATCTCGTTTATGGTTTCTGTATCCTCATAAAACTTAGTTCCAAAATCAGATGTATTACGATAAGCTGAATCAATTGTCGCTTGTATTTCTCTTTTTGGAAAATCAGATGACTCATACTGATTGCAAACATATAATGCAATATTTTTTCCAACACCAAATTCATTGAGCGCCCTTGCTAAAACGTAAACGTTTTGATTTCTTTGCCCCTCAACCATTGGATATTTTTGTTGCCACCATTTAGTAAGTATCTCTATAATTTTATTTTCATCTGTGATTTTCAGTAAAGGAACATCCTTTATAATGCTTTTCTCTTCATACTCCTCTTCTTCTATTTTGTCCCATACTGAAGAGTTTGTGTTTACATGAAGCAGTCTATCATAAGATTCGTAACAAACCCTGGATAAATTTTTTGAAGTCGTATCAAAGTAAACAGAGTTAAACTCTTTCTTGAGTGAATTAAAATATTTTGTGTGGTTGTCTGGGTCTGCTGGTATTTTTATTATAACCTTTAATCCATTGCCGGAAGGTGAGACAAAAACAGAGAAGACAAATTTATTTTTCTGAAACTTTTCTTTGTCCTCAAGTAATTCTTTTTTCTTTTTATACCCATCAAAGTCCAAGCATATTAGCCCAGAGTGTTCAACCAATGCAGAGTCAGATCTTTTATTGAACTGACCAGAGAAACAAATTGCTGGTAGATTTTTCTTAAGATCATTCCTCTTAGTTTTATTTTTTTCTTGTCTTATTTTTTTTACTAGGTCTTGGTTTTTACCCTCTTTGATTCTTTGTAAGATGTAAGATACATCCTTAAAAAAGGGTGTTTCAGTCTCTCGTATGTTTTGAAATATTGTTACTACCTGCATTGTTTAATTAAATAAAAAAGAGGGAAGGCTAACCTATTAATATGAAAAAGAAAAACTACCTTCCCTCAAAACATTAAAACATGAACTAAAAAGGTAAATTGTCTTTCTCTTCCTTGTCCTTTGTTTTGTCCTCAGTTTTTTGATAAGGTTCACTCATTTGAATTGATAACTTATAATCGCCAGCTTGTGTTTGTCCCTCCCATGCTGAGATTTCAAACTCTTTGCCTTGTAAGTCAGTCATAGTTCCCCTTAAATCCGGCTGAGTATCTTTGTCCTTATATGTGTTTTTAAACAAGGATCCCCTGCCTTCTTTGTGTTTGTATTTAGTTGTACTCATAGTATTGTTTTAATTAAAATTCTCCTTTATAGATTATTGAATCTATACTTTCCTTTGCGTCCTTTGCAAAATACTTATCATAATGATAGAGAGCCTGTTCAACTTTTTGTTTAGCTCTTTCAATGGTCTCAGATGTAGGATTAAATATACCTACATCATAGGTAGTTTTGTTCTTCATAGTCCCAATAGTTTTAGACTCTTTGCCCACGACAAAGAATACCATTGGCATACCATACAGAGTTTGGTATATGTATGCTTGTGTATCATAAAAATAAAATGGTGCATTGCGAGTAAACTTTGATACATCACCAGAAGTCTTAAGATCAATAATCATTTCTTTACTTATGATATCTGCCTTTCCCTTAAATGGATGACCCATAATCTCTCCCACCATTGGTTCTTCATACTTAGCCTCAAAGTCAAAAAGGTAATCTTTCATTGCCTTTGTCTTCTCGTTTTTTTCATCCATGAACCAATCAACAAGCTCTTTTATTTCATCAGCTTCAGATTTTTTCAAAGCAAACTCTAGGTTGTTCTCCTCTAAAAACTTTTTATATGTTGAATCTCTACGAGATACATCAGCTATCGGAAAGGTTTTAGCTTTCTCTGGTTCTAGTATAAGCTGGTGAAACAATCTGCCTTTCTCAAGATTTTCGTTTGGTTGCACCGGTAATCTAAATTCAGTTGGATTGTTGAGCAACGTTTTTATATCACTGTTTGACAACCATTTTTGCCCGTACTTTCCATAATACTGAACATCATCTCTTAACTTATCAATTATCTTATTTTCCATAAAGCTCTTTTTTAAGTTTTTCAATTTGATCCATATCTACTATGTATTTATCCATTAGTCTTGCAAGTATAGTATCCCACTTTACTTTTTGTGATTGTAACCTCTTAGCGGTCTCCACTATTTTTGACCAATTTTCTTCTGTTACCTTTACCTTTTTACTCTTGCTCTGCTCGTTTGATTTGCTGATATCTTCAGCAGTTATCACGGGCAAATCATCCCCAGCATATATGTAAAGACCCATTCCATGCATAGCCAAGTTCTTAGTTAAGCACCTCATAAGAGTTGTATTGATCTGAGTTGAAGTTGGTTTTAGTACAGATTGATTTCTGTTGTCCATAACAGGAAGCCACATTTCAAGTGTTTCACCTTTGATTGTTACAGATGTATGACAGAATGCACCGACTCCTTCTTTAAAAGAAAAAGGTAAGTTGGTTTCTGGATTTGTATAATATGTATAGGTGGCGTCTGGAAAAGTTTTTTTAACCTCTTGCCAAGCCCACGACCAAGACAGATATGTAAGTCTTCCTTTCATTTCTGTCCTATCGTTAACATTGATTGCGTTAAGCACGTCAAATGTAGATTTCTTAGTTGTAGTTTTTGTTGCCATTAGATTTCATTTTAGTTAATCGTTTTATAACTCTATTAATTGAGTCTTCGTTTAGTGTTTCAGCTATCAAATATATAGCTTTAATTTTCTTTTGATATTCATACATTTTTTTTATTTAATTTTTGTGTTAATTTGTAATACTTGTGAAGTATTTGTTGGCGTGAATCTTTTAAAAAACTTAATCTTTTTTTACTTTGATTTCCGTTTAACTCAAGCGATATGTATTCTTTAATCTTGTCAAGTTTAAATTTATATTTATCTAAAGTTAATTTCGTCACGCCCATTACCCAGCCATTATTTAATATAACATGGCGAGATATATCGTTCATTTCAACATAGTAATTACCACCAGAGGAATGATCGAATATTTTAATTTTGTTGGTTTCCAAATCTTTAGTTATTTTAATTCCTAATTTCATAAAAGCCTTATATCCATTACCGCTCATTTGAGTAGTGTTGGAATCCAATTCAGCTTCTTCAAAAATTTTATTTAATGTCTTGCTCAATTTGTGATAGTTTATCTATAATATAAACATAATCAGTATCTTCTTCAATCAATTTTTTACAGATATTTATTCCGTAATATATTGTTTCCTCTGTGACATCATAATTTAATTTTTTTATGTATCCGCTTATTTCTTTTTGCCCCATGTTAGATTTTACATTACATAAATAAAAAAGCATTTGCCTTGGTTTTACAATTTCATCTCTTTTAGTTTTTTCAAATAATTCGTCCTGGGTTATACCTAAATATTCTAATATGTTTTCTAAATATTGTTTAAATATGTGTTCTTTCATTGTATTTGTTTTAATTCCGTTATAATTTTGTGGAGTATTTTAGATTGATCGTAAGACATGTTTCCAGAGGTAGCCTCTAGTTCTTCAAGTTCAATTACGCTTTCCTTAACTTTTTTAATTATTGCCTCTAGTCTGTAATGATACATTTGTATTTGACCTTCCATAATTAAAAGTTTAAAAGTTGCAATCTTCTTCTGTATTTTTCTTGAAGTGAAGTTTTAAATATTAACTTTTTTATCGTTGTTTTATCGTTTACAGATTTTAATTGTTTTCTTAATTGATTACATTCAAAATCTAAGGTAAGTATAAAGTTACCTACATATTGTTTATGCTTTTTCTTTCTTGATTGCATGAATGGTTTCATTTTTGTTTATATAGTTTTTAGTTAGAGTGTATTGTATATCGTAAAATATTTTGCCTTGATCGTGGCAATCTAAACATAAATAATCATGTGAAGCATACTCACCGCAGTATTCAAACTTTTCAAATACTAATTTTTTGCTACCACAATTATTGCAAATTTCCTTACTCATTTTGCAAAGATATAAATTTTCAGAATATTTAAGTAGTATCGTAATAATATTTATGTTATCTTTTCGTAAATACTTATTTATATTATACTCCTGGATCATCTTTCCAGGTTTGTTTGACGTCTAAATCATAGACGACTTCTGTTGCTACATTGTATATTTTTTTGTTGGAGAATGGACTTAACCAAACTTCATCTTTATATACATCAATGTTTTCAACGCCCGTATCTGAGTAGTAATCGCATTGGACTCGATAGGTATTCTCCTGGTGTTTGAACTTTATATCGACCAGGTATATATGAGCTAAAACATTTTGGTTTAATATTTTAGTCATTACCAATCCAAAGTTTTTTCATCTATGTGAAACTCTTCTCTAAAATATTGATCTACCCTATCATGAAGCTCATCAGTAATCTCCAGATCCTTATCTAATCCTTGTACATATACGCTATATATTCCTTGTCCATGAACTTCGTAATAACAAGAAGCCCCATACCTTTCATTTTTATATGTAAAGTATATGGTAAGAGAAAAGTGATTAACTTCTGCTAATTCAGAGGTAACATCAATCATGCTATCCTCAAGTTTTTTTAAATCGTAATCGTGTCGTTCCATGTTTGTAGTTGTTTAAATAGTTTTAGTGCTTTTTCTTTATAAACTCTTTCATAGTTTCTATCTCTTATTCCGTGATAGTCGATATGATACTTACCTTTGATTTTCAAGATCGAGCAAGTCAAGTCGTGCATAATAGCGATATCGCTACCTATATTATCATAAATATAGTTGAAGAAATCTTCGTCATTGTTGTTATTATAAAATCTTATTATTTCCATAGTTTTAGTTGTTTAAATTAATAGCAAGATTCACAAAAATCTGAATCTCTTTCTTCGCAGTAAATAATCGTTGAGTGTTCTCCACCACAATATTGGCATATATAAAATGTTTCTTCCCTATCTAATATGTTAATTGTATATTTTTGTTTCATAGTTTTAGTTGTTTGAGGTTTTAATTTCATAATAAAAAGTATATCCTAATTCTTTTATTAATTGATCTTGCTTATTATATAAATCATATACAATACCCTCTTGTTCAAATTTAATTTGTAGATATAATTCTTCGTTAATTTTAAGGTCTAAATATTCCATAGTTTTAGTTGTTTAGTTGTTAAATTTTT